ATTTTTTTAGGTATTCTTATACCTTGACTATTTCCCCATTTTTGTATTTTTGAAACCTCTATCATAATAATCTCTCCTTTTCAAAAGTATATCCATAGTATATACTTTTTTCATAAAAAAATCAATTATTTTTTTTAGATTTTACAGAAAAACTGTTGACATTACAGTTTAACTGTAATACAATACAATCAACAAATAGATAAAGCGAGGTGATAAATTGACACAAGAAACATTTGTTCAAGATGGAATGACCTTAAAAGCAGCTAGAGTAAATGCTGGACTAACTCAAAAGAAAGCAGCAGAAATGCTGGGTATTAGCGAATACACGCTAATCAACTATGAGAAAGGGAAATCTTCTCCTGATGTTCATGTATTGAAAAAGATTGAAAATTTATATGGTGTTCCGTACCACAGAATTATTTTTCTGTAATATTTTTTTACACTAAAATTACAGTTAAACTGTAATTTAGAGAGGCGGTTTTATGTTAGTTCAAAATCATAATGATTTAACTGTTGCCAATAAAATTTATAGTCAACACTCAACTATGTTTGGTTATGCAGGCAGAAATGATGAATACGCACAATACTGGCGGAAACTCATCAAGGCTAAATGGCCTAAACGTAACCAATCAAGATGGAATAAGAAAGTTATTCTATCTTGGGTAAAGTTAGCTAGAACGGCTGACCTCCACGCAAGGAACGAAAAGCGATGGAAAGCCTAGTATATACGGCTAACCAAGTAGCGGAACTATTTCAAATTTCACTAACTGCAGTATATGACCTAAGAAATAAAGGTAAGCTAAAACAACTACCGAATGTAAGCGGTGTAAGGTTTAGTAAAAAAGAGGTTGAAGCACTAGCAGGAGTTGAAAGTGAATACTCTGCTATTGGTTACAGAAAATTAAAAAACGAGGTAGAGCGATTAGAAAAAGAAAACAAAAAGTTAAAGAGTGAAATAAAAAAAATCACTAGCCAAATGCTAGTGATCGTAGGAGAAGAACTATGAGATTTGAGTGGAAAGTAAATCAAATAAAAAATGATTTAGTAGTAGAAAAGGAAAAATTAGTTAAAGCCTTTAGAAACAGAAATACATTTAGAACCGACCACCCATGTTACAAAATCATTGCGAAACGAAAGGTAGAAAGAGCAGTACAGAATATAAGAGATTATAAAAAGGAAATTGGGTATTGGAGCGTACAATGATTAAGTTATGTTACATGTTGAGAATTATCGGTGCAATTCTAGCAGTTGGTGCTATGGGTAGTTTAGAAATAGACACTATAGACTACTGGACATGGTTTTGTCAAACCATGTTTGGAGTTACACTTTGGTTTTTAACTGGATATTGGCTAGAAGAAGTTCAATATTATAAAAAAAGAAAAGTCCGCTGTGAAAAGTTTTAGAAGAAGTTTCAGCGGACTTTGTGTAGAAGTATTGGAAAATACTCTACTTATATTCTAGCACAAGTATAAGGAGAATAAAATGGAAATTAATTTAACACCTATTGTTAGTCAAAACGAACAAGTATTCAAGTGGAACAAAGATGAAATCAAATCTTACTTTGAAACACAATTAGAAAAATACAAAGGCCTTGTAGTTACGGAAGATAACTATAAAGACATGGTAAGTGCCAAGAATGAAATTGTTAAGTATCGGACAACACTTGATAAATTCTGTAAAGAGAAAAAACGTGAACTCAAAAGACCTATTGAGTTGTTTGAAGAAGAAGTAAACGAAGTATTGAAAGTTGTTTACGATGCAGAAAAACCACTTGCAGAACAAATCAAATACTTTGATGAAAAAGAGGCACAAGCAAAAACAGATGCTATCAATAAGTTTATCGAAAAGATGGTTGAGAAATATGGAGTGCGTGAAGAATACGCAAATCAACTTCAACACGATAAACGCTGGTTAAACAAAACTGCAAAAATGAAAGACATTGAAATCTCTATTGAGGGAATGATGATTGAGATTTCAAAAAGACAACAATCGGATGATGATTACAAACAAATCTTAGCAGAGAAAAAAGGCATGATTGAGTTTGTTGTAGATACTTGCAACCAACAATACGAATTAGCAACACCAATTACATTTGATGAATGTTGGGATATTGTAAAAGATATGCCATTAGATCAAGCAAGAGAATTGATTAATGCAAAATTCGCTGAACGCAACGAAATGGAAGAGGCTGCACGAGCAAGCATCATAAATGAAACAGTTGAAAAAATCGAAGTTGTAGAAACTAAAACTGGTTTTTCAGTAACTGTTTATGACTTAACGGAAGATGATGTAAAAGATTTAACTGATTTCTTAGAAATGCGTGGTTACAAGTACAAAGAGGTATAGATGGATAGTAGATATAATGCGGTAAAAACTGTACCGCAATCAGCGTTAAAGATAATTGACTTTGGGAAATTGAAAGGGAAATATGATATTTCTCCTCAATGGCGATGGGAAATATTAACCGAAGTTTATGGGATGTGTGGTGTTGGTTGGTACTTTGACATTGTAGATACAGAACAAGTATTGGTCGAGGCTACTGGCGAAACAATGCTTTATGTAAAAGTAAATCTATATATCAAAGAGGGGAATGAGTGGAGTAAACCAATTCCAGGTTATGGTGGTGATTTCTTAATATACAAAGATAAAAATGGTTACCACGGAAATGATGAGGCTTTCAAAATGGCTGTTACAGATGCACTAGGTACTGCAGCAAAAATGATTGGTGTAGGTGCTGATGTATACCGAGGTTTACAAGATACGAAAATCAATGCAGCAGCCGAAAAAGAAAAGAAAGAAAAAGAATTTGACCCTCACAATGCATACGCAATCATATTGAAGATGGCAAATGAACATGGGTTAAACGAAGAGCAAGTAGCACACCAATTAACAGAAATGTTTGGTGTTGGTGTGATTGATAACATTACAAGAAATCAAATGTCAAAACTTTATGACTGGGTAAAAGGTTATGAAGTGGACAACAAATAACATCGAAACATTAAGAAGTCCGCTAGGTGTAATGGTAGTAATACCAGCACCACATGACAATGATCTAGCGAAATTAGATAAAGAAAAAGAATACGTGATTGAAATCAAAAAGAAATCAAAATCACGTAGTATGAACGCTAATGCATATTGCTGGGTTCTATGTCAAAAGATAGCGGAAGTCATGAGTAACCATTCGTATATGTCTAAGGAAGATGTATATAGAAAAGCAATCAAAGATTGCAGTCATTTCACATATGTTCCAGTCCGTGAAGATGCCATAGAAAGATACATTCAAATATGGCAATCACACGGCCTTGGTTGGATAGCCGAAGATGCTGGCGAGTGTAAAAGCATCAAAGGTTATCACAACATCATGTGCTACCACGGATCATCAGTATACACAGTTGCAGAGATGCAAAGGCTTATTGATTGCTTGGTTGATGAGTGTAACCAACTCGGAATAAAACTTGATGATAGCGATTACATTCAATCGTTGGTTAAGGAGTGGGGGAATGAACAAGCGAAAAAGGAATGATGATAAACTTTACAAAATAACAAGGCCGCAAGCTATCGAACGAGATAGTATAGATGGCTATCCATGTTGTGTAATATGTGGCGCACCTGCTACAGAGGTACACCACATATTGCCTAGGGGTAGAGGCGGTACAAGTGAACTAAATAACCTAGCGTGTTTGTGTAGATATTGCCATGAGAACTTAGCACACGGAGTATTTGCAAAGGAAACCAAATTAAAGCTAGAAACAATCATTATAGAAAGGATGAAACGATATGAAGAGAATTGATGTTGTTGAACTATATGTTAAGAAACGCATTGAGAAATTAGAACAAACACAAGCCGAATACAAAGTAAATGAAAAAGAAATTACAGAATTGAAAGATGTGTTAGATGTAATTGAACAAACGCAACCAAAAGCTAAATGCGTAAGCGTTGGTTAATGGTTAGCCTATGAGTGATAACAAAAAATATTACTATCTTAGATTAAAAGATAATTTCTTTGATAGTGATGAGTTGAAGATATTAGAAAGCATGAAAGATGGCTACTTGTACAGTAATATTCTTTTAAAACTTTATCTACGAAGTCTAAAGAATGATGGAAAGTTGGTGGTTAATGATCGCATTCCTTACAACACAGAAATGCTGGCAAGCGTAACAGGGCATCAAGTAGGGACTATCAAACAAGCGTTATCTATGTTTAAAGAACTAGGACTTATAGAAGTACTAGAAAATGGTGCTATCTATATGTTGGATATTCAGAATTTCATAGGTAAAGGTAGTACCGAAGCTGATAGACGTAGGGTTTATGACAGAAAAATAACACAAGAAAAAGAACTCTTGAAAATTGAAAGTGTGAGAAATCTCCGAGAAATCTCCGAGAAATCTACACCAGAGATAGAGATAGAGTTAGAGAAAGAGAAAGAGTTAGAGATAAATAAAATACATTGTCATGTTGAACATGACAACACCTCTAATTCTATAAATGAAATCATTGAATATCTTAACTCTAAAACTAACAAGAATTATAGAAGTACAACACAGAAAACTAGAACGCTGATAAAGGCGAGAATGAAAGAACACTTTACGATAGACGATTTTAAAATTGTCATTGATAAAAAATGTTCTGAATGGATGGGTACTAAATTTGAACCATACCTTAGACCTGAAACATTATTCGGTACAAAGTTTGAGGGATATTTAAACCAGTCACTTACCAAGTCAGAAACTGAAAGACGAATTGATAGCGTTAATGAATTGATTGATATGTACGAACAAGAAGAAAGGATGAGTAATGAGGAAGTCCGATATACTAACTGCGATAGCACCGATTACGGTCATGTATCAGAAAGATATTGATAAAAAGAAGTTGGAATTATATGTTGCTATGTTAAGTGATATTAACCCAGTAACATTGAGTGCTGCAGTTGAAGAGTTAATTAAAACACATGAATATCTACCTAGCGTAGCAACGATTAGAAAGAAAGCAAAAGAGATTAGCGACTATGTAAACGATGTTCAAGAATTGGACACCGCACAAGGGGCATGGGAAATGGTAATCAAGGCTGCACAAAGTTATGGCTATGACAAAGGGTTAGAACGATTAAGTGGCTTAACCTTAACTTGTGCCAAATCTATATGGTCATCTTTTGATCCACGCAGGGGCGATGATTACAACGAAAGCAGTTGTAGAGCGCAGTTTATCAAACAATATGAACAAATGGCGGTTAGAGAACAACATAGATTAAAGATGGCAAATGCTATTAAAAATAATGGCTTATTGCTAGAGGCTAGACAAAAAGCAGAAAAAGAACGAATGGCATTAGAAAGTGGTGAACGAACAATTAAAATGTTACCAACTGGAAACCTAGTGGAAGTGGCAAAAGAACCAATTGATGCAGCGAAAGTAATTGAACAAAGTAACTTGTCAGATAGTGGCAAGGCGCTTTTAAAACAAGCAATAGGGGGATAAATGAAAGAAAGAGTGAAAGAATTTGATGTCAGCGTGAATGTCAATTTCAATATTAGCTTTCAAGTGCTGGCAACTAGCGAGGCACAAGCAAGAGTAAAGATTGAAAACTTACTTGAAATCATGAGGAATGAGGCAACAGTAGATTGCCATATTCATCCGAACTATGACGTCAAAACTAATGAAGTTGAAGTAGAGCTAAACCAGCTTAGTTATTGGTAAGTAAAGGAGAATTATGAATACAGTACAGATTTTAGGTAATTTAGCACGTGATCCAGAAGTGCGTTATACCCAAAGTGGTCGAGCGGTGGCCACATTCACAGTAGCAGCAACTAACACCTATATTGACTCTACAACAAATGAGACGAAAGAACAAACTGCTTTCATCAACTGTGTGGCTTGGGGAAAACTAGGCGAAGCAGTAGGAAATTACCGAAAAGGAAACCGCTTATTCGTAGAGGGGCGTATTCAAACACGTTCTTATGAAGATAGCAACGGACAAAAAAAATACGTTACGGAAGTAATCGCCGGTTTCGTTGGTGTATCCGCATTGAATGATATGGCAACGGAAAGTAATTTTGAAAATTTTGCAGATGATAAGGGGAACGATGAAAATCTTCCGTTCTAATAGGAGAGGTAAAATGCTAGTAAAAAACGAGAATGAGTGGTGCTGGTGCCTTGGTGAATATGTAGGGTATCCACAAAAAAGTATTGAAGATGCTGTAAAAGATTTTACAGATGCTTATCCAGCCGATGAAGTACCGCAGATTAGGGTTGGAAATCCATATTATTATGTCCCTACTGTTAATGCTGACAAAGTTATTGAAGAGATTGTATATGGTGATTTAGACGATGAAATTGAGGAATGGTCGGAAGATTACCTTTTAGATGCAAAACAAGAACATATAGACGAATTACAAGAAGAATTAACCGCGGTATTCCGTAAATGGGAAAAACGCCACGGGTACAATAATACTTCTTTTGTGGTGTTTGAAACTATAAACCCTTTTGAAAACAAGGTGTAAAAGATGAAAATACTAGATGCATGTTGTGGCTCTAAAATGTTCTGGTTTGATAGAGAACATAAAGAAACTGTTTACATGGATAACCGAACAGAAAACACAACACTATGCGACGGTAGGAAGTTAATCGTAAAACCGGATATAGTTGCAGATTTTAGAGAAATGCCATTTGAAAACGAAACATTTTATTTAGTTGTGTTTGATCCACCGCATTTAGTGAGTGCTGGCGATACATCATTTTTAAAATTAAAATACGGTAAATTAAGGCCGGACTGGGAAAAGGATATTAAACAAGGTTTATCTGAGTGTTGGCGGGTACTCAAACAAAATGGAACGTTAATTTTCAAATGGAACGAGGAACAAATAACGTTACCGAAAGTGAGACCATTATTGCCAGTTGAGCCAATTTTAGGGCAACGGCGCGGTAAGACAGTTTGGCTGGTATTTTTTAAAGGCGAGGAGCAAATATGTTACAGATAACAGTATTTATAAATGGTGCGACTAGAAGATACTTTACAAATTCATTTAATCGTTACAACTTTCATAATGAAGAAATGAAGACGTATGACTCAATGTTACGAAATGTAGATTTGGGAAACGTACAAACAATTAAATTTGTCGATGTTGTTACAAATGCAAATGTTTCGGTATCACCTATTACGTGCTTAATTGAATGTGAGGAAGTCATAGAAGATGAAATTAGTGCAAAGAAAGCGTAAACAACAATACATAAAAGCCTATTGCCTTATGTATCCGTGGTACACATACGAAGCACATTGTGAATGGGTTGAAGCGGTAACTTATGCAAGTCCGGGGCCTAGAAATAAGCCAGACAGATTAAAGCACGGGCGGTATTGTTTGAAGTGGCTGCTTGAATACGATGCACAATCAATGAGCGGCGAAACATCGGTTTGGTGTATTTTAAACGGTTAGTTATAAAGGAGAAATAAACATGAATAAGATTGTATCAGCTTTATTGGTAGTAGTTGTGATTAGTGCGGTAGTTTGGAGTTTTGCGTTTGGTGTTCCGATGTATATGGTTTGGCAGCAACAAAAGGCTGGCGAGGCAGAACTTGCTAGAGCGGAACAAAATAGGCAAGTTGCGGTATTAGAGGCTAAAGCAAAACTAGATAGTGCGGAAAGCCTAGCACAAGCGGAAGTGAAACGTGCAGAGGGTACTGCAAAAGCTAATCAAATCATCGGTCAGTCTTTAAAAGGTAATGAGGCATACATCCATTGGTTATGGGTTGATACTTTGAAAGATAGTAAAGACCAAATCATTTACATTCCAACAGAGGCTGGTGTTCCTATTACGGAAAGTTTCAGATTGAAAGAAAGTAAATAACATATGTATATTTGGGGGCTATTTGATGATGGCAACGGCTGCTATCGTCAAGCGGTAGATGAATACAACGTGAATATGGGGGGGCAACACACGATCACATCAATAGGCATTGGTGATGCGTGTATCAACCAAGACCTTGCAGTTAATACGCTACATAAACCAAATGCACTATGGGAACAGTTGGATAAGTTGGATAGACCTGATGTTATTCTAGCTAGTCCGCCCTGTGAAAGTTGGAGTGTAGCAAGTGCAATGAAAGGTGGTAACGCTTGCTGGAAACAAGAAAAAGATATGACTATCAACTTGTTTGGTGAGTACGAACAAGGTAGTAAATTCACAATCAGAAATCACATTGATTATGAAAACTATCAATTCAAATATGACAAGTCGTTTTTAACACGCATCAATGGTGAGATGTGTATATACAATACATTGAAAATCATTGAGCGTTATCAACCTAAAGTGTTCGTGATTGAAAACCCAGCATATGGGCGGATATGGGAATATATAGCAAATGTAATAGGGTTTGATGTTCCTTATGAAAATCTAACCTATTACAACTGTTATGACTACCCAATAAAAAAGCCTACAAAGTTTGGTAGCAATATCGATTTAAAATTATTGTGTGATAATTCTAAACTAGGTGTTGAGTGGTGTACATACAAAGGGATTGGCAAAAATAGATATAATGCACGATCGCATATTCCGTTGGAGTTAGTAAAAGATATTTTAAAACGATGTGAACAATATGTAGAGAGGTAAATATGTACAAATTACAAGAAAAAGCAATTAATGCAGCAAGAACAGTTTTATTTAATGAGTTTGGGTATAACGCTAATGAAATAGCACCTATGGATATGTATATAGTTTGGTTTTGCAAAACATTACAAAATTGGAAAGCATTGGTAAGTGGTGTACATATCAAAGAGTATATCGAGGTTACATATAACGGAGATAAACAAGAGGTTTATGTTGATGTGTATCAAAAAGTATCCAATCAATGCTTAAAAGATGGCGGTGATGATCGTTGTCAATAAATAGTAAACAAAAAGGCGCTAGGGGTGAACGAATGTGGCGTGATGTATGTAGAGCCAATGGGTTCGATAAAGTCCATAGAACTGCACAATATTGTGGTAATACAGGTGACGCATCGGACTGTGTAGGCTTACCCAACATACATCAAGAAGTTAAATTCGTTGAAAATCTGAATGTCCGTAAAGCATACGAGCAAGCGGAACATGATGCAAAACAAGCAGACAATGGCGCAATACCTATAGTAGCTTGGAAGAAGAGCAACAAGCCGTGGTTAGTAGTAATGAAAGCGGACGATTTCTTCCGCATCTATAAAGAAAGTGAATGGAGCGAGGAACGTAATGAAACAAATGAAAGTGAAATTGGTTAATGAATACGCACAACTACCAACAAGAGGTAGTAATGATGCAGCTGGGTTAGACCTATATTGCCCATTTCACATCAAAGTACCTGCGGATAGTCAACAGAAAGTACCTTTAGGAGTAGCAGTTGAAATTCCAAAAGGTTGTATGGGGTTACTTGTGCCGAGAAGTAGCATGAGTAAAACACCTCTAAGATGTGCAAATAGTGTAGGTATTATTGATGCTGACTATAGAGGTGAATTGAGTATTGCATATGAAAATGTATCGTGCAATGACTACACAATATTTAGAGGTGATCGCATCGCACAATTAATCATCGTACCAGTAGCAATGGTTGATGTGGTAGAAGTAGATGAATTGAGTGAAACAGAACGAGGTGTTGGCGGTTATGGAAGTACAGGTAAGTAAGTTTTCTAAATTAATTAACATAAAAGAAAAAAACAATGAACTTGAACAAATGGTAAACGTATTAATGGCGGAAAATGAATATGAGACTCTTGTTAAAAAAATCGCAAAGGATTTTAAGCGTAAAAGACATGAAGAATTTGCAAAATTATTTAAAATGTATTTAGGCAACAAGGAGGTTATTCCTGAAATTTGTATCCATAAAGGCAATATAAAATTTGCTTATGAAACAAAAGTGGCAATATTTGAGTATCAGGAACCAATATGCCTGACTGTTGAACGTGGATTATCTGATTCAAATTCATTGGCTAGATTTGTTAGCGACGTAACAAAAGAAATTGGCAGTTTATATGAAAAAGCAATATGTGACATAAGGAAAAGGCAAATAAATGTATAGGATTATACGTGAAAGCGAAAAAATAAGACTACAACAAAAAGTTGATCTATGTGGTTCCATTATTGGATTAATAGTTATGGGTATTTTTCTATTGATTTATTTATTGGTGATGTTAGTATATTTGATTAAATAATAGATTGGCGGTAAATAATGTGTAAGAAAGATGGATTTTTCAATGCATTGTTGATATGTATGATCGTTTGGATTTTTACATTATTAATCGGAATGACACTTATCATGTTTAAACACATATTATTCAATGTTTGTTGATGATTAGAATATGGGCGGTGAAATATCTGCCCTATCATAAGAGGTGAGTATGCGGTCTTATTATTTAAAACTAAAGAAAATGGCATATAGTTGCGTTGACTTTCAGATGCTTACAAAACATAAACAATTTATAGATAAGGCATATAATGATGGTTTTATCACGCAAAAAGAATATGGCAAGATGATTAAATTTATAGATCGTGTTGTAGCCAAAGGTCTTAAATGTGAAGAAATAGGGTTATAAGAGGTGAGCATGAGGATTTATAACGATATAAAAAGAATTGGTATGGAAGATACGATTTACACATTACAACGTGCGTTGACCTTTGTTTATAACGATGAGTTGCTAGAACCTAAAGTTACATATGATTTTGGTAGATTTAGTATTATCTACAAATATGGCGATATCAATATAGGCATAGAATTACCATTGATTAAATTAGAATATTTAAATCTTACGTTAGAGCAGCTTGCGTTGGATATAAAGAAACAAGTTATATCACAATATAGATATGAAATCGATAAACAATATGGGGGTGTGTATGATTAATTACAGAAGTGTTATAAATTATAATCAGTATGCGATAAAACTTAACGGAGATATATGTAGACCACGTATAGTAACGTGTGGAATGCAATGTACATTCTACTACGATTACAAAGAAAAGAATGTTATGTTTAAGTGGATTTTATGGGATGTTGAAAATCCAACGAATGAAGAATTAGAGAGTGTGAAACGGCATGCGAAAAGTTTGTTTGAGGATGAGGGGTGTCAAAAAAGTATGATCACAGATAAACAAGGTAGAGAGTGGTTACTTCAAAAGCTATATGATGATGGGTGGCGGTATTGTGTGATGAACGTTTGTGGAAATGTATATTTAACAAATGAAATGCCACGTATGCAGGCTAACACAAATGAGTGGAACGTAAATACTTGCAAAAAAGTTATTGGTGTAACAAGCATTAAAAATGTATTACCTAAAATAAAATGTAATGAGTGTATAAGCATTGCAGAAGAATTAGGTATTATTGATTGGGATAAAGTGCCAGTTGATACACCTATACTGGTAAAACAGAGTGGTGGTGATGATTGGGAAAAACGACATTTTGCGTTTTATAAAAACGGAAAAGTATATTCTTGGTTGAGTGGTACAACATCATGGACTACGGAAAACAATGATTATGTGTTTTCTTGGAGATACGCAAAACTAGCAGAGGTATAAATACATGGATTTTATAATCGTGAAAATACTTATGTATGTATTATCCGCTATATGGGGATTTAGAATATGTGATAAATATGGGTATGAGTGTTTGCTTGAGTTTGTTTTGTTTATAACTATAACATGCTTGATTGTGTCTATGTATATGTGAGGTGAAGTATTTGGGAGAATTAGACGAAAAGAAACTAATAGAAATGGCAGTTGAGTACCTACAACCTGTTAAGTTAATTGATGTACAGATTGCATCAATTAAGGAAGAAATCAATCAACTAAGAGCGAACCTTACATCTATAGGTGCTATTGATTACTCAAAAGACAGAGTAACAGGCGGTGGAACTCCACAAGGGTTAGAGGGTAGCGTAGCTAGATTTCTTGATACAGTAGCAGAACGTGATAAGCGTATTGATGAACTATCAAAATTAAAATGTGATGCGATCACTAAGATTGATAGCCTAGATGAAAAGCTAGGGGCAATCATCTTGAGGTATGAATTTGTGTTAAATAACACAACAGAGGATGCATACAAAATGATTGGGTGTTACTCTACTAAGCAGGCGAAACGATACAAGCAAAAGGCATTATTGGAGTTTGGGCGAAAACTTGTCCAGTAATGTCCGCAAATGTCCGTCAATGTCCATATACCTATAGTTTGCTATTAGGTATAATATATATGTAGAAGTTGCCACTAAGCGACTTTACTCACTCTTTCCTTAGGAATAATCAAACACAACAAGCACGCCCATATAAGAGCGTGCCTTTGTTGTATATGGGCGAAAACGTGGTTTTGGGCAATTCGTCGGCGGACACAGAGTAGCAGCGCAACCATATTTGATTAATGAGTGAAACATAATACTTTTTTCTAATTTCAAAGTATATGTTAAGAACTTGTAAAAATTTACTGCAAAACTGATATGGGTAGGTCGAATATTTTCAACATAGCTTATTGACCTTAAATACGAACCTACCCTAATTGGTTTTTACATACTGAATACTGACAACTAACTGGGCCTCCAAAGATTAGTCATATATTATATTGTTACTTAACCTAACACAAGTACGATTCATCATAGTTAGTTGTTAGTATTGAGTGTGTAATGATCATTGAAAACTGGAGTTATATTTGTTTTCTAGATACTTAACACGATATAGAGTTTTAGAAGGAACGCTAATTCCTATGTGTTACATTGACAAGAGTTCAATGGTATAACTTCGGTTTTGAATAATCAACACAATAAAAATGAATAAAACTATCACATAATGGGGTATATCTACGTGAATATATCTCATTTTTTGTATAAATCTATCAGAGGGGTATAAGAATGACACAGATACATTGCGATAGAAAACATTGTCTAAACAATGACAAACATGGCATATGTACTGCCAAAACAATCGAATACAACGGCAGGTGTCAAACATATATTACACATGGTAGTGCAAGTAAAAATTCATGTGGCTTATGTGTACGATCACGAGGAAAGTTAAAAAGGAAAGGTGGCGAAGTACTGAAATGATTAAAGCAATTAAACAATTCTTTGAAGATAGAAAACTATTCAAACAAGCAGCCAATGACTTAAAGAATAAAGACTTACAAGCTAAAGCAAAATACGCTTACGAACATCGTGGAGATAGCTTACTGACTATCATTGATTATTTAGCTATTATGTGTGCGATATTAATTGCAATGGCCATTGTGTGGTGTTGGATGTGAATTACCAACCAACAATAAGAAAGTTATTAACCGCATTACGAATGAATGGTAGGCGGTACGTGGTTGATACAAGGCAATCATGGAGTAAATATGATAAGCCTTGCAAGGTGTATATCGTAAGCCGAATGTATAACGAGGAAGAGTATAAACTAACATTTCCTGAAAAGTACAAAAAGGGTAAGACATTTAAACAAGGACAACTCTATAAAAAAGAAAGCGAGTATAGCAGCACCAAACAACATGAGGTGTTGCTATTTTTAGTTAAGACATATAAAGGTGGTGAGTAACATTGACGAATATAGAAGAATTAGCACAAAAACTAACTAAGAAAGAACGCATATTCGCTGATGAATACGTTAAGACCACCAACGGAACACAGAGTGCAATTACGGCTGGATATTCAGAAAAGACGGCAAGAAGTAAAGCTAGTCAGTTGTTGACAAAAGTAAACGTGCGCCAATATATAGATGCAGTCATGAACGAACGCAGCAAAAACACAATCGCAACGGCTGATGAAGTGTTGGAATACTTGACTAGGGTTGTGCGTGGCGAAGAAAAAGATGCGTTTGGTTTAGATGTATCTGTTGCCGATAAAACGAAAGCAGCTGAACTGTTAGGTAAACGGCATATGTTATTTACTGATAAGGTTAAATTATCTGCAGAAGTAGAAATTGATATTTCTGACCGTATGAAAAAAGCACGGAGTAGATCTAATGAAGTACAACAAAGCACAGCTGATTGACGCACTTGCATCATTTGCTGATGATCCGTTGGGGTTTGTGTACTTTGCCTTTCCTTGGGGAGAGCCCGGGACGCCATTGGAGAATATGGAGGGGCCTGATGAATGGCAACAAGAACATTTAAAATATCTAGGTGAACAATTAAAGAAAGGTAAGTCTTTACAGACTGCAATTCGTACTGCTCACGCATCTGGCCATGGTATCGGTAAATCTGCCGATGTATCATGGCTTATTATATTTGCAATAGCTACTCATGAAAATACTCGTGGTGTAGTTACGGCAAATACCGATACACAGTTGAGATCTAAAACATGGGCGGAACTTGGCAAGTGGTACAACATGTTTGTTGGTAAAGAACTATTTACTTACACGGCAACAGCAATATTTTGCAGTGATAAAAAATATGAGAAAACTTGGCGTATTGATGCCATTCCTTGGAGCGACTCAAACCCGGAAGCATTCGCAGGTCTTCATAATCAAGGTAATCGGATATTGGTTATCTTTGATGAAGCATCTGCTATTTCTGATAAGATTTGGGAAGTTACTGAAGGGGCCCTTACGGATTCCAATACAGAAATTCTTTGGTGTGTCTTTGGTAATCCTACTCGGAATAGTGGGCGGTTCCGTGAATGTTTTAGAAAGTATAGAGATTATTGGAAAACGTATCAAATTGATAGCCGTACAGTGAAAATATCCAATAAAGCACAATTGCAACAATGGGTTGATGCTTACGGTGAAGATTCTGACTTTGTAAAAATTCGTGTTCGTGGTGTATTCCCTTCCGCATCAGATTTGCAGTTTATCTCTACGGAAATTGCTGACAAGGCACAAAAGCAAGTCTATAAGCCAGGACAATTTGAACATCTACCGGTAATCATTGGTGTAGATCCTGCGTGGACTGGTTCAGACTCCTTAGAAATAGTAATGCGACAAGGCTACTATATGAAGTCGCTTGCATCTATTCCTAAGAATGATGATGACTGGCGCATGGCTCAACTGATTGCTCAGTTCGAGGACGAATACAAAGCAGATGCCGTATTCATCGATATGGGATATGGTACAGGGATATATTCTATCGGTAAGCAATTAGGGCGCAAATGGCGATTGATTGAGTTTGGCGGCAAGAGTAATGACCCTGTGTATATAAATATGAGGGCCTACATGTGGGGACAGATGAAAGAATGGCTTCGTGAGGGTGGTTCTATTCCACCAAATGACCAAGCCTTATACGATGATATCGTAGGTCCTGAGGCTATCATCGATAAGAATGGGCGAATACAGCTTGAAAGTAAAAAAGATATGAAAGACCGAGGGTTGCCATCACCAAATAAAGGCGATGCATTAGCCTTGACCTTTGCTGCGCGGGTCGTTAAAAAAAGCGAAACAGGCAATAGGATTGTAGCTAATACAAGTTACAATCCTTTTTAATTGTAGAAAGTGAGGGATTGATATGTGTATGAAAGGTGCATCTGCTAACTATACACCACCTGCTCCCGCTCCAACTGTTCAAACGAATATGAGTAATCAAACTGGTGAGGAAATGGCAGAAACTAAACGCAAATTCAAACGTGGATTTGAATCTACTATCTTAGGACCGTCTACAAACGGTCAGAAATCAATTTTAGGGGGATAGCATGGCGGAAATGGAATCTTTACTAGCTAGACAACCTACGGAAGGTGTTAAGCCTGTTAAGCGTGATTATACGAAATTACGAAAGAAATTTTCGCAATTATTTAATGCGCAGCAACGATACGTGAACAAATGGAAACAACTGCGAGACTATCAGTTGCCGTTTATAGGTCAATTTGATGGTGAAGAGGACCAGTCTGAACCTTACAATGGTAAAATCCTAAACCCGGTAGCTTGGGAATCTTGTCAAATATTCGCCAGTGGAGTCATGAGCGGCTTAACGCCTCCGAGCCGTAAATGGTTTAAGTTAACCATGGAGAATATCGACGTAGCAGCCAATAGCCAAGTTGCTGAACTGTTGGATGAACGAGAGGAAATCCTATATGCGGTCCTCGCTAAATCCAATTTCTATAGTGTAGTTCATCAGGTATATCTTGAACTAACGATGGGACAAGCTCCTATGGGGATATTCGCTGATAGTGAATCTGGTGTTCGCTTCACATCGTATCCAATAGGCACCTATGCTATCAGTACAAATAGCAAAGAAACCGTAAATGTATTTGGCCGTAAATACAAAATGACAGTAGATCAGATTGTCGAACAGTTTGGGTATGATAACTGCCCAGATAACGTTAAGAATATTTACGACAACGGCAACAGCTTGCAACAGTCATTCACTGTCAATTGGTTGGTTGAGCCTAACAAAGACCGTAAGGATAAGTTAGGCCGTCGCAATATGCCGTATTCCTCCATTTACTGGGTTGACGGCAGTAACAGTGATGAAGTGTTGTATCATGGTGGTTTTGAAGAATGGCCAATTCCCATTGCTCGACATACGTCGATGGACTTGAATGGTTACGGTAAGGGTGCCGCATGGTTTGCTCAACCAGATTCACAAATGCTGCAGAAGTTAGAATTTGACTATCTGACCGCCGTTGAATTGGGCGTTAAACCTCCTATGCAAGCACCATCCGATGTCATTAGCACAGTTAACTTATATCCGGGTGGCATTACAGAGATTGAGGGGCAACATAAAGTTGAACCGATGTTCGCTGTGCAGTCTAATTTGCAAGACATTCAAAACAAGATTGCAGTAACAGAGGATTCAATCAAGAGAGCCTATAGTGCTGATTTATTCTTGATGTTAGACCAAATCGACAAGGGCCAGATGACGGCTCGTGAAGTTATGGAACGTACTCAAGAAAAACTCCAACAATTAGGCCCTGTGGTCGAACGGTTGCTATCTGAGTTCTTGAATCCAATCATTGAACGTGTGTATTCGGTACTAGATCGTGCCGGTGTATTTCCACCTGTTGAGGATGAGGAGCTTTTAGACCAGTTAAACGGTCAAGAGGTTAAGATTGAATATATTTCTCCATTAGCCCAAGCGCAAAAGATGAGTTCATTAGTTAATATTGAACAGTATTTTGCATTCATCATGAGTTTGGCACAGGCTAATCCTAATATCGTCAACAAGTTCAACTTTGAGGAGGCGGCCAATACATACGGTGTAAATCTCGGTGTTCCGGCTAAGATTATTCGCTCCGATGATGAATATCAAGAAATCTTAGCACAACAGGCACAGGCACAAGCTGAACAGGAACAGCAACAACAATTGATTCAGGCTGCACAATTAGCACCTCAAATGGCTAGTGCGGCCAAACAAGCAACAGACGCCGCCAATGATGGCAATCCTGCACTACAGCAGTGGCTAGGAATGGACGGTGTTTAGATGAAAACAATTAAAGATTATATGCAAGAGCGAGATATGCAAGCGCTTAACCACGTACTTAGCACAGAGCTGGGTAGGTGGTTTTTTTGTCGCCTGATGGATCGCTCGGGCATATTAAAGCAATCGTTCACTGGAAATAGTGAGACGTATTTTAACGAAGGGAGGCGTTCGATAGGGCTGTCATTCCATAAGGACCTAGTTAAATTAGGCACCGATGGCGTTAAACAGTACCATCAAGCGCAGCTCGAATATATCGGGCAACAAGAATATTTTAATAATTTAGTCGAAAAGGAGAAACAAAATGGCTGAAGAAAATATGGGTGCTAACAATAACATGACTGGCAATGAACCGGGCGCGAATCCGGACCAAAATAATCCTACGCCACCTGCTGAACCACCTGCTAATCCAAGTGGTGAAGGTAGTAATCCATCTGTACTAGGCGGTGATAATACGCCACCTGCTGAACCAACGGTTTATGACTTTAAGGGTGCATTCCCGGAAGGTACTGAACTTGATGAAACTGTGTCTGCTGACTTTAGTAAGCTGCTTAATCAAGTCGGTGCAACACAGGAACAGGCTGTTGAACTAGCCAAGTTCGGCAGTCAGTATGCACAGAACATCTTAACTGCTTATCAAGAGCAGCAAGAGCAAGCAATTGTTGAAAAACAACAAGCGGATTACGAACACGCCAAAAAGGAATTAGGCGGTAAATTCGATGAAACTGTAGCCCTTGCAGGTAAAGGCATTGAAGCACTAACTAAAGCGGTACCTGAATTACGTCAATTACTTGTTGATAGTCATATTGACAACAATATCAACATGATTAAGGTATTTGCTGCAGTTGGCGAAATGGTTCAGGAAGACCCGGGCGTGGGCAATTCTAAAGGCAGCCATGAAATTACAACCGAACAACAACTGGCTGAATCTATTTATAGTGACATGAAGAAATAAGGAGAAAAATAAATGGCAATTGGAACATTAAATCCTACTTTGCTCGATGTAGCACAACGTGTAAAAGGTGATGATCATCTCGATAAAATTGTTGAAATGATGAACCAAACCAATGAAGTTTTAACTGATATGACAATGCTTGAAGGGAATCTTCAAACTGGTAATATGACTACCATTCGTACTGGTTTACCAAAGGCAACTTGGCGTTTATTTAATAGCGGTGTAAATCAAGATAAATCCAAAACAGCACAAATTACAGACGCCTGCGGTATGCTTGAATCTTATGCAGTTGTTGACCGTAAATTGGTGGATATTTCTAACAATGCTGCTGAATTCCGTTTACAAGAAGATCGTGCATTCTTGGAATCTATGAACCAAGAAATGGCATCTACATTATTCTATGGTTCTAAATCTGAACCTGAAAAATTTATCGGATTGTCTCCACGTTACAATGATAAGACTGCTCGTTCCGCTGAAAACCTTATTGATGCAGGTGGTACTGGTAATCAATTGACTTCCATTTGGCTTTGCGTATGGGGCCCTAATACTATGTATGGGTTCTATCCTAAAGGTGGTAAAGCTGGTTTCACAATGGAAAATGATGGTGTAGTTGATGCACTTGATGGTGAAGGCAAAAAGTATAAAGCATATCAAACTCATTATTCTTGGGATTTGGGATTAACAGTACGTGATTGGCGTTATGCTGTTCGTATTGCGAACATTGATGTATCTAAGCTTACAAAAGATGCATCTGCAGGTGCTGACCTTATCGACTTAATGATTGATGCAGAAGAAAAAATCCCTAACCTTGGTATGGGTCGTCCAGTTTGGTACATGAACAAAACAGTTCGTGGTTTCTTACGCAAACAACTTAATAAAGGTCACCAATATCAAACTGCAGCAGGTAAAGAACCGGGAAAAATCGTTGTTGATTTCAATGACGTTCCAGTACGTCGTACTGATGCATTAATTATTGGCGAACAACAAGTTAAATAATAGGGGGTAACCAAGTTATGATGATTGATAAAGAAAATGTATTTTTCTGGAAGAAGGCTATTACAGCTAATACAAACTCTGATGTTGTAATGAATGGTGAAGGGGGCGACGCAGTTGTCGCTCCTTGGATGGTTATTCGTGTTGATGCTGATGTAACCGGCACAGGTTTATTTAATGTGTATACTTCTGATAAGGAAAACATGGCGGATGCCAAGTTGTTAACCGGTATTACATTCCCACAAAATGCAAAAGCTGGTGAAGAACGTGTAATGCGTATTCCGGCTGGTGCGAAAAAGTTTATTAGAATCAATGCTAATAATATGACTGCGGGTACTATTACCGCATTTCTCACATTTGATACGAATATTGCTCGATAAGGTGGTGTAATTATGTTAGTAACAACTAAACAAAAAATGTATCTAACAATGCATGGCCTTGTTGATAAGGGCGAAACAATTGACATTCCAGAAGATGTGATCAATGATTTCGGAAAAGATTGTTTTGAATTTGTAGGAAACGTAAAACCTACTGAAACAGAACCGGGTGACAAAAATCCACCAGATGAAAATACTGAAGGTGACAATACCGGCAATGAAAATCCACCAGATGAAAATACTGGCAACGAAAAGCCTAAGAAAACAAGCAAAAAGAAAACCGATGCTACGGAAGAATAAGTGACAATATGAGGGGTGCTTATGCATCCCTCTATTACCATATAGGGGGAAATATGACACCTACTGACATCTGTAATCAAGCACTTGCATTAATTAATGCAGGGTTGCTTTACTCATTTGAAGAAGAAACCGAGCAAGGCCGTCAATGCCGTATGCAATATGATGCAACAAGACAGTTGGTATTGCGACAATTTGAATGGAATTTTGCACGTAAAAATGAAAGATTGGTATTGTCCGCTCATAAAATTAATGGGTGGAATTATGTATATGCGTATCCGGAACAATGTATTCGGATATTAGGGGTTATTCCACAAGGCGATCGCTTTCATGCGGAATCGCAACCGGAATACAACATATTTAATATTGGAAATAACAAAAAATGCATAGTGAGCGATGTGCCACTAGCATTTATTGATTATATATATGATGTGACAGATTTAGACGTTTGGGATTCTATATCCCTTTATATGCTGCAGTGTAAACTGGCTAGCGCACTAGCGATGCCATTAACTGGTGATAGAGGATTGTTTGACCAAGCATACAAGCTGTATCAAGCGGCAGTTCAAGAGGCAAAAGGAATGAACGCAAAGGAACGTAAACAAGATACAGTTTATATATCTAGCTATGTGAAAGCGAGGGGTTGGTAGGTAATGAGTAATCCGATATACATATCACAGCTAGCATTTACAACTGGTGAGGTATCACCGGATGTTTCAAGTCGCTTTGACTTGGAGCAATACAAAAGTGCTTTATTGGAAGCGGAGAATGTGGTTATTCGCCCATATGGGGCCGTTGCAAAACGTCAAGGCAGCCAATATGTAGGGCAAGTCAAATATAGCGATAAGCCAACACGACTATTTGAATTTACTACAAACACTAATAATTCATTCATGCTCGAATTTGGCGACAAATATATTCGTGTGTGGAACTACGGAATTTATACCGGTATTGAAGTTACGACTCCTTTCACTAGCGATATCTTGTTTGATTTGAATTGCAGCCAGTCAGGCGATGTAATGTTCATTTGTAGTGGCAAATACCCAATCCAAACATTATCTCGGTATAGTGATACTGACTGGCGACTTGAAGCCTACAAGTTAACGGAACAACCGTATGACACAATCAATACAGATGTTAACTCTACCGTTACGGTAACAGGCGATACAATTCGTTCTAGCAAAGATCTATTTAATGCGGATATGGTTGGCATGGTCATGCAATTAGGCTATTTTGTTTCTGCTGTTCATACAAAGAATACTGGTGTTGTAGTAGAGAAAAAAGAAAAACGGTCATTTATTGGCGGTGTTCATAAATGGAATGAGTACAACAACATTAATTACAATGTAGAATCCTACTCCACAGACCAAGACCTAGCTTGGAAATTTACAACGCATGGGACATGGACTGGTACCGTTAAACTTCAAATTACCACCAATAATGGGACGACTTGGAAAGATTACCGTACATACTCCTCTAATAATGATTATAACGTAACAGATGCTGGCAAAATTGAGCCAAATGCAAAGCTACGTATTCAATCAGATATTAAAAGCGGTGAATGTAATGTTGACCTTTCAATTCTTCCATACACTACATGGGGCATTATCGAATTTAAAGAATTTGTAGATGCTAAAACAATGAAGATTAATATCTTGAATGGTATTGTTGAAAACGAGGCTACTTCTAAATGGAAGATGGGCAGTTGGGGCCGTAGCAACGGTTATCCTAAATTGTGTACGTTTTATCAAGACCGCTTTGTAGTGGCTGCTACAAATAAGAACCCCAATTATATTTGGATGAGCCGGACTGGCGACTATCCAAACTTTGGCGTTGAAAAGGTTGAAGGTACTATCACAGATGATAGCTCGATTACCTTGTCGGTGATTAACCGCAAGATGTACGAGATTCGCCATCTTGTACCTGCGAACGATCTAATTATTCTTACAAGCGGTAATGAATGGATTGTTAGTGGTGATAAAACTATTACACCTACCAATTGTAATTTAAAAACACAAACCCAACGAGGGGCCTTATCGTGTGAGCCACAATTTATTGGTAATCGGTGCGTGTTCGTTCAAGAACGTGGCGGCACTGTTCGTGATATGGGTTATTCTTATGAATCCGATAACTATACAGGGCAAGATTTAACATTGTTTGTTAAGACTCGTGTTAGAGGGTATCTAACTATCACAAGTGCGTATGCGCAAGATCCAGATAGCATTATTTATTACATCCGAAATGATGGGGAGATTAATTGCTTGACCTATATACCTGAACAAAAGGTATATGGGTGGTCGCACTTTGTTACTAACGGTAAATATTTATATTGTGAATCCGTGTCTGAGGGCGAACAGGATAGTTTATATACACTTGTCGAGCGCACATTGCAAGGGAAAAAAGTTAAATGTATCGAGCGTATGGTGCCACTGTATTCTGATGATGTGAATGTATTCCTTGATTGCTATGTCGAGTTTAAGTCGAGTAATGCAATTGATAGTATTAACATTCCTCATTTGAGCGGTCAAACTGTACAAGTGGTAATTGATGGGAAGCAACAACCAGATGTGATTGTACCAGATGATGGCTTATTGCCGTTAAATGTAAGTGGTAGCAATATCAAAATCGGATTACCATTTACCTCTAAAATTCGTGTTCCATCTGTAGAAATGCAAATGCAAGACGGTGCTTTACAAGGTCGTGTTGCTACAGTATCACGAGTGGTATTACGAGTTTATGAATCGTTTGGTGGTAAAGTTGGACGTACATTTGAATGTATGGATGATATTACATTGCCACCCGATAAGTTATTTACAGGAGATAAGCCGGTAATCCTACCTAAAATGGGGACAAATTATTCAACTGATACATCGATATGTATAAAACATAGCGATCCATTCCCATTTAATTTGTTATCAATTACTCGTATCGTTGAAATTGGCGGAGGACTAAGAGATGTACCGGGACTTTAAAATTGATGAAATTGAGCCTACATGGAGAGATAAATTGATTCACGACTTAGAAGTCAACCTAAGGGCGATAGATGCCATAGAAGTCCAAGAGGTGAATCGTTTATACCCCTTTAAGGATTTCTGTTCCGAGATTTGTAAATCTGATTATGATAGCCATGTCGTTGTAGAAGACGATATGGCTATTTGCATATACGGGATTTCAAAAGAACCAGTTAACGGAATGTATGGAATTTATTTTCTAGGTAATAAAGTATTAGAAAACGATATGCGATGGCAGATGCGTTTTATCAAATTAAGTAATCAAGTTATTGCTGAATGGTTAGAAACTCGTGAATGGTTATTCAATTACGTTCATACGACAAATATTAAAACGAAACGATGGCTCGAATCGATTGGGGCCGTTATTCATCCAACTGTAAAAGTTGGTGATTTAGAATTATTTACTCTCAAGAAGGAGGACTTCATATGTGCTTACCCGCAGCGGCAATCTTAACCGCAGTCAGCACCGGCATAGGGATGATTGCGCAAAATCAACAAACAAAAGCGCAAGTTTCGATGTACAACGCCCAAGCACAAGCGGCAGAAGCTAATAAGCGAATATCTGACCGCAAGCAAGAACAAATTGCCATGCAACAATTACAAGAGCGTGACAAGATGGATAATCGTATGCGCCTTGTAGCTGGCACAAATGCAGCTGAAGCAGGAGCAAGCGGATTACAAATGGCAGGGTCCCCATTACAGTTAATGGCTAGTAGCTATGACGAATACAACAAAGATGTGTATAACTGGGAACAGAATAAAAATAATGCTATTTACAACGAATATTTGAATGGTATGAACTATCAGAATGAGGCTAATGCCGCACGTGCTTCCGCTAAGAATGCACGACGTCAAGGCAATTTGGCAATGGTAGGTAGTATTCTTGGTGCTGCGTCATCCATGTATAGTCTCAAACAGCAATATGCAGGGGGCAAGATGAAGACTACATATGGTGGTGACCCTGTGGGGTATACAGATAAAGGACCAATAGTAACGGTTAAGCGCGACTATAGAATGAGGTAGGATATGAAATTTGTTAATTATGATCCCACTCAAAAATTAAATACAATTCAAGGGAGTACACAAGCTTCTAGTAATGAAATGGCATATGGTGGTAATGTAAGTGGTCTGAATGCCATGAATAAAGCGTTGCAAGAGGCAACTAATACATGGGAAGAAATTGATAAGCGAAAAGATTACATCGATGTAACCAATGCTATTAATGAGTTCAATAATAGTACTAACCAGTTGCTGAATGATGATAAAGATGGGCTGATGAATCGAAAAGGGATGAATGCTCAATCTATATTGCCTGACTATAATGCCGGTGTAGATAAGATACAACGGGAAATTATGGGTAAATATAAATTCAGAACAAATGATGCTATTAATGCTTTTACGAAAGCTGTCGAAACGTCTAAAACGACTGATTACAACAACATATCCAAATATTCAAGAGGTCAATATGAAACGGCGTTAAGTACAGCTACACAAAATCAAATTACAAATCTTCGTGATTCTGCTATTCGGTCTGACAACATGGCTGACCAAATGAAAACAATTACATTGATGGGTGATTTGTATAGGTCTACTGGCAAGGAATTGGGACTGGATGATGAACAGATCAATGAAAAAATCCGTGCTAATACAGATGAGACAGGTAAGTATTTACTAGATAGGGCTGTTGCAGAAAACGATTCCACCAGAACAGAAAATCTAATATCGTCATTAAGTGGTGTAGTTAGCGAAAGTATTTTGACTCCATATAAAAAGATGTCTAATCAAATGAACATCAACAAATTAGTTAATGATGACAATACATATGCTAAGTTATATAAAATGTATGGCCATGATTTAAACTCTGGCATGAATAGTGCTGCCATGTATGTTAGAGCAAAGATGGAAACCCAAAACGAAGAAGCCATAAAAGGTGGAGTCGGACAACAAAAACAATTATGGGATATGGCTGTTTATGCTCACAATAAATACGGTATCAATACTGAAATTGCTTACAGACAATTATATGCAGAAGGTATGGACGGCGGACAGTTAAGTCGGTTGTCTAGAGAAAATCACAATTATGCAGGATTGACACAGTCTGAGCCCAATGGTGAAGAAAATAAGCAACCCCCAGAAGACGGTGATGCATATTATAAGATGTATCATTCCGATAATGAATTTGTTGATGATTGGATGCAAAATTATATTTTGAATCGTAAAGGTGCTGTTGATGCGAAGTCTGTAGCGGAATATGCTCAAATTATGACTAATACGGGATATCATGGAACATCTACAGAACACTATATCAATTTGATGAATAGCGCTCCTATGGCTAGTGGTGGAAGTCCCAAATATTCAGAAGACCAAATTAAGAAAGCTGAAGATGACGCTAAGACAGCATACAAGAATTACTATACATTACAAGAGCAAACTCGGAAGATTGCTATTAATGATCGTCTACAAGCAGGTCAAACAGTTTTAAATCAAAAAATAGCCAATGGCGATGTAAGCGGTGCATTCCAATATGCACAGGTTCAATTGGCTGGTGCTACCACTCCTGAAGAACAAGAATACTGGAGTGGGAAAATGGCGAGTGAAAGACCTAAGCTTGATAGAATTTACGAAAAAGGTTTAAAGATGACAGCGCAAGAAAAATGGGGGATTAAGCAGTATGCAAAGTCTCACACATATGAGCAAACACGAGCATATGCAGAACGAGTGCTGCCAAATAAAATTATGGATGATGAACTTGATGCATCGTTACTTGAAATTGACGATAACAATAAAAAAGCCAGCAACATTGATTTAACACCATATGAATACAAATTAGCTGATGTCATGCCAAAAGATAAGACATTGGCAGGTAGCTTTAAGTATGGTGTTAAACAAGAAATGGCAGGTCGTATTGAGGAATTTAAGGTTAAACATCATAGACCACCTACAGATGCGGAAAAAGATGAAATTTTCGATGCTGCAGTCGCAACAAGTACATTACGTAGTACAAGTAAACCATATTTTGGTGACGGAGACGATTATTCCTCTACAATAAGCGGTGCAAGTAACCAAGCTATTGGTATCGTTCATGCTGAACCTGTAGGGAATCATTATATCCGAGTAACATATCGTGATGGCTCCACTCAAGATATTTACGAATCAGAATACAATGCATTACAACGGAGATATACAAATGGCTGATATTAATCAACAAGAACGTGATGAATTTCAAGCGTTAATAAGAGGGTACGGACAAGGCCCTCGTTCATTTATTGCTAATGCTGGTGTTCAATCTGACCCTGTAGGTGGATTAACGCCAGTTGGACAAGCTATCGGTAAAGGAATAGACACTGTATCAAATATTGCAAAAAGTACAGCGGATGCATTATCTACAATCGCCAATACACCTATAAGCGTTACCAATGATGATGGTACAACAACGGTATCTCCATTTGGGCAACAGGGGAATACATTAAAAGCGATAGGTCAATTAGGACAATCATTACCTAATGCTTTACCTGCTAGTTTCGTTAGTAACACAGACCGATTATTCTTATATAACAATGATCAATTACGTGCTAATGAAGCCTTACGAATTGCCAAGACGTTAAATATTGGTGCAGATACAGTCATGTTTGGCGATGATAAAGCCTTTGAACGTGCTGACTATTTGTCTAGGCGTGCAGAACGTGGCCAAGTTTTACAAGATATTTATGATGAGTTTCCAGAACTCTATAAAGTAAAATATGGCTCGCAAGCAGAAGGCATTCAAGCATTAAATAATATCGAATCAATCAAGAATACAAAAGGTATATTCGATTCCATACAACAAAGTATCTGGGCAATGAATGACCAAATGAAATTAGGCGATGTTGGCTTCGCCTTAGCTTATGAATCTGACCCACAAAAGATTAGCGAATTAACGGCTGAAGTTAATCGATTACAAAATAACTTGCAAAATTACAGACGGCCAGATGGTGGAAGCCCATTACAAGAGGTATTGGGTTCAACTGCTAGTCAAATCTATATGATGGGCAAGCAAGGCGGTACAGGTGCTATTGTAGGCGGTATAATTGGTGGTATTGGTGGCGGTGTAGTTAGTGGTGGCTCTGCTGCTATACCTACTGCAATGACAGGCGCTAAATGGTTAGGTTCTGCTGATATGGCATACGAGATGTATAAGATGTCATTTGGCAACAAATATCTTGAATTGATTGGTAAACGTGACCAAAAAGGTAATCGAGTATATTTCAATGAAGAAGCGAAAGAGTATGCCATGTCATTTGCTGCAATTGATGCAGGGATTGAATTTGTGGCCACTCGTGCTATTGGTAAAGCGGCATCTAAAATCGCTCCTAAGTCCGCACTTGCTAATGCAGTTTCAAGAGGGACTAGCAATGCTGCTGAAACATTCAATCGTGGTATTGGCGTTACTGCGGCACAGGTTGCCAAGAGTTCTATTAAAGCTGGCGCTCCAGAACTATTTGAAGAGGGCTTGCAAGATGTAAACGAAAAGTTACAGCATAATTTGTGGCGTAAATCGAATGATCAAGAGGGTCCATATTCTGCAGGTGATATGTTCGTAGGTGCCGGTGAGGCCATGTGGCAAGCACTACCTGCTGTTGTTGGATTTGGCGTAATTGGTGGTGGCATTAGTGGTGCCCGCACAATGAAAGCTTTTAAAGACTTTCAAAAGTTATCCCCTGAAGAACAATATATGGCTGTGATGGAAGAACAAAACCGTAATGGTCATGTTATCATGCAAAATCTTAAAAACGATGCTGCCGCTAACAAATTGGCAAAAGAAAACCCTGAGTTGTATGGGAAAATTGTACAAGCACAGGGTGATAATATTGGCGTATCTACTGCCTATGTAAATGTCAATGAAATGGCTGAAACTGTAAAAGGTCAAGCGGCTATCCGTAATATGGTAGATGCAGGACTTACTACACAAGAGGAAGTATCCAAAGCGATTACAGCTGATGCTCCGATTGAGATCCCTATCGGTTCTTATGCGCAATTAAGCGGTGGCTTATCTGAAGAAACAGTTAAGGCATTAGAAGAATCTTCTTACTTTACACGTGGTGGTCTTTCCATGAAAACGCTTGAACGTGCAAAAGAAGAAGTACATGCTATGAAAGAATTAGTTAAAGATGATACTGAAAAACGTGCAGAGCGTGTTAAGGATGATATTATTCGTAGCTACTTTGATGAAGTATCTGATGTAGATAAGGAAATGCTTGATATAGTTCTTGCGGATCCGACACACATTAAACAAACCTTTAACAATGTGTATAAGGAATTAACCGAGCAATACCGAGAACAATATACAAGCGATTTTGATGCTATGGATACAGATTTAGAGGCGGCACGCACTAGCGGTGTAAATCCTACATGGTTAGGTGAAAACAAGCCGCCACGTTCTAATTCGGAGCGCAGACGAATGGCGTATCAATCTAGCCTTGCTCGTACGCAAAGTACATTAGCTGATAATCCTGAAGCACTTAATCAGGCAGGAGCCCATTATGCTGACATGGAACATATGCTCAAACAGATTGAATCGCTAGAATCTATGCGAGATAAGCTATTTGAACTTGCAGATAATGACATCGCCTTACGTATGCAATTATCTAAATCTGGTTATGAAGTATATCAATCACTTAAATCCATAATGAGTGATGAAACTGTAGACCGTAAACAACGTGATACGGCGGAAGCTAATGCCTTACTCATGGCACAACATGCTGATGTTATGGCAGATATTATGCGACGGGCAGGACGTAACTATACAGCCATGGATTATTTCAATACTGTTCGTGTACAAATGAACGGCGGTGCATATAATAATGGGTATGCACAACCATTACAAATGCAGCAAAAAATAGAAACGGATATAAAGAATTGGGGACAAGTTGTTGATGATCAATTGAGTGGAAAACAAATTAATCGAACTGTTCAAATAATGGATTCTCCACTCGTATTACAAATGTTAGGATTTGACGGCGATGTCATGATTGATCCGAGCATAATTCATAAAGTAATTACTGGGAAACATGCTAATCAAATATCAATTGATGACATTAAATTATTACCTAAAAAAATAGCAAATCCAGTTGCTGTATTTAAAAATTATAATGGGCGTTCACAAAAAGTAGTTCCTGATGAAGCAATCCTTGTATTAGATATGTATGCTAAAAACGGCAACCCAAATATAAATGCAAGCGGTGAGAACATCCAAGTTGTCATTACATTTACTAAAACTGTTAATGGAACGAATATAAATAAAATTAAAACCATTACTCCAAGACGTAATATTAATTGGTATAATCAACAAATCGCAAATGGCAACTTGTTATATGCGAATACAAAAAAAATAAACCGTCTAGTAACGGGTAGCAGGCAACAAATGGCCCAACCGGTTACTAAACAGTTTATTATTAATAATAGTATACCAAACGAAAACGATTTAGACAAGCTACGTAAACAACATAATTATCAATATTATCAAGCTGCATGGCATGGTTCACCACATAATTTTGATGAGTTTGACTTAGGCGCTATCGGTAGTGGTGAAGGAAATCAAGTTCATGGTTGGGGTTTATATTTTGCTAAAGATAAAAAAGTATCTGATTTATATAGGAGTGAACTATCTTTAATTCATGGTGTTGATAAAGGCACATTGTTTAAAGTTGATATACCAGATACTAAAACAATGATTGATGAGCAACAATCGTTAAATGTTTTAAGTAAAGAAACGAAAGAAAATTTAAACGCAGCAATTAATGCTTTGCCAGAACAAGAAAAAGAAGTATTTATCAATGAATATACAAATAGTCCTTTGTTTAACCATTATGCTAAAAAAGAAATTGATGAGTTAGATAGTAAGTTTAATCAACTAGATGATGAATACCGTTTACTCAAAGATAAATACCTTGATGAATTTCTTAAAGAAGATCTTAACACGATTACACAAAGAAACCTAAATAGATTGTCCGAAAAATACAATATCGATTTAAATGCATTAAAAGAAAACCCAAATACTATAAAAGATATAAAAAATCAACTGGATACCATGTGGTTTAATGCTTTGGTAGAACTTGGTACGACTAAAGAAAAATATAGGGAGAGCTATTGGGGTAAGTATAAAAAAGATTTTTCTGCACTATTAAATGATAGTGGTATAAATGGTAGAGATTTTTATCTGGCATTATCAAAAGCGCTAGGTAGTGCAAAGCAAGCGTCAGTACATCTTAATGAGTATGGTGTCAAAGGTATTACTTATATTGGTGCGCAAGATGGACGATGCTATGTAGTGTTTAATGACAAGGCTATTAAAGTAATTCAAAAATACAATCAATCTATTAATGGCATGACGCAAATTAATAGTCCTACTGACCGCCTTATTCAAATCTTCAAAACGGCTGACCGGTCAACATTCCTACATGAAATGGGACACGTATTCTTTGACGACATTAAGAACCTAGCAGAAATGGAAAACGCCCCAGAGCAACTTGTAACGGATTGGAACAAGTTGAAAGAGTGGTCTGAATGGGATGATGCGAAAGGTGCTGACAATACAAAGGCACATGAAAAATTTGCTCGTGGATGGGAGGCTTACCTTCGTGAAGGTAAAGCACCTACTAAAGGATTGCAACGTGTATTCCGCATGTTCTCTAAATGGCTAACTCGTATTTATCGTGCGGTGACACGACTAGGCGGATTGCCGCCAAAGGAAATTCAAGACATTATGGCACGCATGATTGCTACCCAAGAAGATATAGACGCCTACACAAAAGAGCAGGCCCTTGAACAATTTGAATCTAGCAAGTTATTTAAACAGCTCGATGAAGCTGAACAAGCAAAGGTTCAAGGCCATATTGCCGACGTCGGGGAAATGGCGAAAGAGCGTGTAATGAAGCGGTATATGAAAGAATTAGAAAGTCGTCCAATCAAAGAATGGAACGATGAAAAAGATTCTATTCAAGCCGATATCGAAAAGCGTTTAATGGAACAATATCCTATCTACAAAGACCATCAACGATATAACGCATTTGGTAAGGATGCATTAATCAATACTCGATACGGTACGCTAAAAGAATTAGAAGCCGCTGAACGTGAGCAGACAGGATTCACGTTTGACGAAGCTATTAATCAGGCTATGGAATCTGCCAAACAGACATTCATTGAAGATAATCACATTGGCAAATCTAATATAGAAATTGCTGAAGAATGGCTATTATCTTCAGACGGTCAAATGAAACTTACTGAAGAGGAAGCCAAAATCATCAAATCACAAACCAATCGAGACCTAGCTAAAAACTGGGAACTACTCGATAGGTTGAATAGACTTGATGCTAACTCAGAAACGATTGAATCTAATTTGGAAATAATTGAAAAAGAGTTAACAAAAGAGCAAAAACTTCGTAAAGAAAAAGCAAAGGTTGATAAAGAGCTCGGTTCTGTTTCTAAAGAATTAGATAAAGCTAATGATGAAATAGAGCGATTAAAAGAACAACAAAAAGAATTACAGGAGCAAGCAAGTAAAAATCAATCTGAACTTAAAGATGAAAAGAATGAGTTAAGTAAACGTCTGACAATTGTAACGAATCGACTTGATAGAATAATCGAACAAAAAGAGCGATTAGAAGAACGTATGTTAATGAGATTAGACAATCAATCATTAAGCTCACAAGAACGTATCGAACAATTAAAAGACTTACTTCAAGACCGCATTGATAACGTACGTGCAATTCGAGATAGTGGAATAGGTGTAATCAGTGACTATATGAACCGTGCTAAACAGGAATTGGGCGATTTGACCTTATCCCAAGCTAGCCAGTATAAGAAGTATCAAAACCAAGCTATTCGTGAAGGTAAGCGTGCTGATAGGGCATTGGCAGTCAATAAACTGGAAGAGGCACTACAAGCTAAACAATTACAACTCTTAAATCAAGCGAGAGCTCGTGTTGCGTTTGACAATGCACTCCGGATTAAAAAATTAAGAACTAAACTGCTTGATAACCTCAATAGAATGACACGTCCTAAAAATCCTATTGCTATTGAGCCTAATATGCGTTATTTTTACGCACATATGGCATACCAAATGGGACTTACTAAATACGACGGACTGGAACCAGTAGACGGATTTGATATGAATGCGGTTATTAATGCATTAGATCCTGATGCGGATATTCTAGGTGACCAAAGTATTACATTCCTTGACCCATGGATTGTACAACTATTCTATGGTAAAACACCTATGTCATTTAAAAATCTAACAATGAGTCAGTTGAACACACTAGAAGAATTAATGACAGGCATGTATAAGAATGGCCGCAACGCTTATGAAGGCTCTACCATTCTTAATGATAAAGGTGAATCGATTACATTTGATGATGCAGTAGATGGCATATTAACGGAAGCAATCGATACATTTGGTAAAGTTAATGGAAATGTATTTAATGCACAAAACAATCAAACAGGGTTGGAAGCTGTTGCAGGACTTATCAATAAAGGCAATTTATCATTGCTCAAGGTTGAAACATTCTTACGTCGATTAGGACCAGATGCTGTGAAATACATTTATGATCCGATTAGCCGTGCAACACAAGCCTTTAATGAACGCAAGGAAGTGTCCATGCGTAGATTGGCAAAAGATGTATCTTCTGTGTATGGAAAACGTGAATTATTTAACATCCGAAATAAGCATATGTACGATGTTGGGGAATTGCGGAATCTAACCAAAGAGCAAGTAATTGCATTAGCTTTAAACTGGGGGACAGAACGTAACCGACAACGGGCAATGGAAACGGCCAAGATAACTGAAGTTGAAATGGAAAAAGCCTTTCAAGAAATCTTGACTGATAAAGACTGGGAATTCATTATTCGGACATGGGATCATATCAATTCATTTTATGAAGAACGTAGCAAAGTCCAAGAGGAACTTTATGGTAATCCATTGAAAAAGGAAGAAGGCATTACATTCTCTATTGGTGGCCGAACTATTATCGGTCAGTATTATCCGATTGTTTATAATCCGGAAGTCAATGCAAGTATATCTGATAAGGAAGTTGAAGATATTGCTAAGACTATGGTTAGCAGTAATGCGATATTAGGAACTGGTATGAGTGCTACTAAATCACGGTTAGATGTAGTTAAGGATAAATCATTGTTGTTAGACTTTGACGTTATTCCGAATGCTATTACCGAATCAATCAATCATATAACTATGCGTAAAGCTGTGACGGATGTGAATCGGTTAGTAGCCAATAGAGAGTTTCAAAACTATATTGTTGAGAAATTTGGAATGAATTCCTATCAATTCTTGCGGACTTGGGTTCGTGATAATTGGAAGGATGAAGCGGCTAAGCTTGATGCATTTGGTAAGATTGTTACAGCATTAAAGAGAAACACATCTATGGCTATCATGGCTGGCCGTGTATCAGTTGCTATTCAGAATACTTTGAATATTCCTGTTGCCGTATATCGTATTGGTGCGGGTAATGTCCTTCGAGCTGTTAACCATGCAGGGGTAGGATTCTATGGCCACGGTACAGAGCTTTATAACAATACCCGTGATTTTGTTATGGAACAATCCATATTCATGAGGGAACGCATTCAAACTTTGGATAAAGACCTCAAAAAAGGATTAAGCATCCAAGGAAAGGGGCTCCGTATTAATGATAAGAATATCGGCGGATACAAGTTTGAAAAAGGTACTGAAATCCGTGATGAAATTAATAACATGGGATTCCGATTGCTCACAGAAACAGACTTCGCCTTATCTATCCCGGTATGGAAATTCGCTTATGATCAAAAGATTACTGAACTCCAATCCAAGGAAGGGTTAAGTACTGAGTGGATTAATCAACAAGCAATTGAAGCAGGTGACCGAGCAATACGAGATATTTTCGGAAGTGGCGATACTAAAGACGCTGCAGCTATTCAACGAGCAAGGAATCCATTAACGCAGCTATTTGTTCCATTTTATTCATACGCAAACACCCTATACAACATTATTGCTGAAGGGTGGTATGCAGGTAAAGATAGAGGGGATTGGACACAATTTGCACGAATGCTATGGTGGACTGTATTTTCACAAGCAATTGGCATGGTAATTTATAAAGCCATGACGAATGGTGACGATGATGACCCAGAATCTATTGCAAAATCTTTTGCAGAGGAATTTGTACAACAAGGAACCATGGGTATTCCGTTAGTAAGAGATATAGCTACTATGGGTATGAAATTTATTTTAGGAGAACGTCCATATAATAAAGGTAATACCGTAATGGGATTAAGTATCTTTGAGAAATTATGGGATACCGGTCAAGCTATCTCAAGTGACAATAAAGATATCGTTGATGTAGGCCGTTCGCTCAGTCAGGTTTCTAACCGTGTAACTGGTTTTAGTGATACCGTAACCGATGCTTTCTGGACATTGTTGCGTGTAGGGCTAACTGATACGGATGCCAAGATTGAAGATGTATTTATGTCAATTTTGTTAGACAAGCGTTTAAAGACTAAAAAAGAAAAGAAAAAGAAAAAATAAAAGTAAGGACTACCTAGTTTTAGGTAGTCCTCTTTATATGCAACAAAGAAAGGCGGGATATTGTGATTCCACAAGTCAACAATCCAGTTGTTCAATATCAATGTGATGGAGTGAATAAGGTCTTTATTTGGCCATATGATTTTAACGACATTAAAGACGTTTCAATTATTCTAGTAGATAGTGATGGTAAACAATTTAAGAAAACAGGAAATATTGCATATGATGCAAAAAATAAAACGTTGACATATCCGAGTACTGGCGATCCATTATCGGCTGATTACAAAGTTATATTGTTTAGACAAACACCAATTTCACAAACAACAGAACTTGCTAATAAATGGCCGTATAACCATATTGAAAATATGAGCGATAAGGTTATTTTGATTCTACAAGAATTAAAAGAACAATTAGATCGTACGTTGCAAATTCGTGTAGGTGCTGATGAAGATCCAAATCAAGTTGCACGTGATATAGTCGATAATTCCATTGAGGCAGCTAAAAAAGCAATTGCAGCCGCATTAACTGCAGAGACTAAGGCAAATGAAGTGCAAGATAATGCAACAAAGCTAACAGCTATTAACGACAATATTAATGCATTATCTCAAACAGTGGATGATAAATTAGCGACTGCAAATACAGCTCTTATCCAAAGTGCTGATACATTTGAGAAAACCCAAGTACTTGCAAATAATACGAAAGCATATGCTGCGCAGGCAGAATCGAATAAGAAACAAATTAATGATTTAATATCTAAAGCAGACACGATTAAATCAGACATCGATAATAAACAAATCGCAAGTACAGGTAATGCTAAAAAGGCGGAAGATGCTGCCAAGCGTGCTGAAATAGCAGCATCGAAAGCCGAGGAAATAGCCGTTCCCGGCGGTAAAGGGATTGTAACTAAAACAGAAGCTGATGCTAAATACATTGGAAAAGAATCACTAAATGGTATTGTGTCGGTTAAAGACTTTGGTGCAGTTGGTGATGGTGTAGCAGATGATACGGCTGCATTTAAACGAGCTAATGATAATCTAAAGAATAAAATCTTATTAGTGCCAAATGGGCAATATAAACTGACTGAACATTTAACTTTTAATACAGTAGGTTCTGTCATGGATATGGGTGTATATACCAACATCAAGCCGTATTATCCTACAGAAACACCAATGTTAAAAGGTGCATCCAACATAGCATTCGTGAAAAACATTACGTATGATGCAGAAGTTAACCAATGCCAAGGGTTTACTTACAATTCTAAAAAGAATGTATTTGTACTGGCTTGTATCAATGGTGAAGGTACTAATCAAATTCTTTATGAACTCAATCCTGACACCTTTGAAAAAGTAGGGACCTATAAATTTACGGATTCTGAGCGCCTAGGGCATTGTAATACGATGACGTACAATCGCTTTACCAATAAGATTTACATCGCCAACGGACTAAAAAACGGCAACAATTTGACGGTTATCAATGCCGATACTATGGCAATAGAAAAAACCATTACATTGCAAGAAAAAGTATTCAACATTGACTATGATCCAATTACACGCACCTATGTAAGTATCGTTCCTATTGCTGGCAATCAACGAGTGCGAACTATCAATTTGTATAATGATGAGTTCAAAAAACTCAAAACGTACCAAGTCGATTATATCTATCCGGATATGAATAATAACGGGGCTTTCATGTTGAATGGTGCGATTATGTCTGCAACACTCGGTAGTTTAGTTGAGTGTACACCATTCGGTACAGTTAAACAGATCATTGAAATTAACCGTGAAACCGAAATAGAAGATATTGCCTATTACAATGGCAAGTTCTATTTTGCGGTGCTAACCCAAAAGCCTAACAAACGACATCAAGTCGATATTTATGTAGGTGACCCAAATTACGACTTTGAAAACTCAATCAATATGCAACGGTTGAAAAACCTTGATTATTTAGGGTTGAGTGGCGGCAAGATGAAGGGCCCTATTATCATGCCCAATAATACATCTGTGCAAGTAACAGATACAAACGGCGCAGCACATCATGCGGTTAAGATGTCTACTGGCAATAGTATGGAATTTGGCATGAGTGATAACCGTACCGTATTTCTCGGCACATCGTTAGGCTACTACGACAAGAACAAAAACAAAACTTTTAAAGTATTAACTGAGGACGATGTATCCGGTACCAATACTGGCGGACTAATGTTAAAAGAAGATGCCGAAAAAACGTATGTAAAGAAAAGCGGGGATACCATAAATGGTAATTTAGTTGTAGATATTATTAGTGGACCTAAATACAACCCTGACGATTTTGTAAAATCTCCATCAAAATTTACTGGACTAAAAGTTGGTGAGGCTAACGAGGTTATGATTGGTGGGAGAAAATGTTGGGGCACATGTATTTCTATTCCTTGGAGTAATTCTAATGATAATCGTGTATTAGGGTGTCAACTATATTTCGCAAATTCAAACGACATGTATATACGGTTTGATAATGATTCATCTGAATTTCCGTTAGAATGGCGCCGAGTTGCTACATTCAAATTAAATGGACATTTATTATTTGCAAACGGTGCAGAATTGTGGGTGGAATAATGGCAGTTATCAAAACCAAGACGCCTAATGGGCAAATACAAACATACAATTTAACAGATAATTCTAAGGACACGGGTGGTAATTACATCCGTGTCCGTTTTAATGACCAAGATTTATATGCAAGGGTTTCAGTGAATGTAACGCCATTAAATGTTGTTAAGTCAAATGGAGATAGAGGGTATGTGCAATATGACCCTATAGGATTCAATACATGGAAGTGGGAAGCATGGCATGTAGAAAAGTTTAACCGATGGTATGTGTACTTACCAAAAGGTAAATATAGAGTAACAATTACTGCAATGACAGAAAAAGCTTATGAATTAACGATTCCTACATCTAAAAATATTGAAATCACAATTACAACATATAGGAACAATAATAATGATGATTTCATTAGGTTTAATATTGAAAATCAAATTTCTAGGAAAGAATTCATTGATAAGGGGATTAAGCGTTTAGTAATTGAAAGGACAGGGAACATATGATTGAAATCTTCGCTCCGCCACCATCTATTATGGTGGGATTAAATGAAAATGAACTTGTACAAATATCATTAGCTATATTTTGTACTTTGATATTGGTATTTGTTGATACGATATTGCGCATCTTGGTAGAGGTGCGCAATTTTAATATCGCAACAAATAGGCCCTGTACAGTTACCAATACCCTATTGGCCATACTTTGGCGTGGATGGGGATATGTTGAAATCAATGGCAAGAAACATAGGTTCCTAGTCAGTAATAAACTGCGAGCCGATATGACAAAGAAACTGGTCAAATCATATCCTTGGTTATTTGTATTGTCGTTTATCTTACTTACATTACCAGATGTTGAATTCATCTTTTTAGGACGGCTAGATACGTTTTTAAGCACAGGGATGTACCTCATTCCTATTGTAATTGAGTTAGCATCCTGTGTTGAAAATATGATTGAACTGGAATTGGTGGAATCGAGGTGGTTTAAGCGTGCGATCGGTTTAATTCAACAGTTAATAGCATTTATTAAATCTGTAAAAGAGGCGATTAAATGATTGAAAAAATTAGTATTCGTGAGGTGTTAACAATCCTCATCCTAGGGGCGGTTAATATAATGGCCGTTCTTTATGGTTATAACGAATTGGCCATGAGTATTTCCTCCGGGCTCGTTGGCTATTTAGGAGGACGTGAATCAAATAGGAAGGAGCAAAACAAATGGAACTAGGAAAATTAAGTGCGGCATATGAAAGTAATGGTGACCCAGCTATTGTGTCGACAGGTGAGGGGGACCGTGGGGGAATTTCGTATGGTGCTTACCAATTAGCAAGTAATTGCGGAAGTGTAGATGCGTTTCTTGGTTGGGGGTTGCGTCAAGAAGATGGATTCTACAAAGATTATGCGAGAGCCCTTCAAAGTGCAGGACCTATTAATTCCGATGAGTTTATTAGTAAATGGCAAGAGTTAGGAACTGTGGACCCTAACGGATTCATGGAAATGCAGCACGACTACATTAAATATGCTTATTATGATGTGGCATGTAGTGAATTAGCTAATCAATTATTTGATGTAAATAAACATAGTCGAGCATTACGTGATGTTGTGTTCTCTGCGGCTGTTCAATATGGCCCCGGTGAAGTTGTTAATCTTTTTAAAGAGGCAATGCAATATGTTCCGGGGTGGGAGCCTGATTGGAACTTATCTTATGTTAATGACATTAAGTTTGATTGGGATTTAATTAATGGTGCATATGAACAGCGAAAGTTGCATCCATGGAACTATGAAGGTAATCCTAGTTGGTTGCGTGAAAATCTTATTGAAAGGTTCAATGCAGAAAAAGCACAAGCATTAGAAATGTTCTCGCAAGAAATGCAAGAAAGGGGTCTATGATGAGCCTTTGGACTTTCAAGGTATTATGTTACCTAAAACGACATAAAACATTACTAATAGGGGTAATTTTAATTATTTTAGCTATTGTAGGGGTATCTATATATAATTCACATCAGGTTAAAAAGCCTGTGCTATTAAAACAGGAGCAAATAAAAGATCCTGTAAAACTGGCTAATGCAATTCATATTACTAAAGATGAAGCACAACAAGTTGTTTCCAAGATGGAAACTGCTCAACCGGTAACCACATATTATGTGCAAGCCCCTACGGTAGAACAGGCGGCCAAACAAACGCAACAGGCTATCAAATATGAGGACTCGGCATTACCTAAAGCAGCAACGGAAAAGGCGGATAGAACCGCAGTAGTTGCTAATACGGATAAACAAAAGGTGGACGTTTATAAAATCAACCTAAACAAGGCTCATAAGATTAAAGCTGGTGTAACGGTATTAGACAGTAAAGCCTATGAGACTATTGGCTATCAAGCAGGCAAAGTTGAAGTATTAGCACACTTTGACGGACAGCATTTTGAAGGTGGTAGCGTTCTGTACACAGTAAAGGAATGGTGATCCAATTATCTCCGAGTTGCACGGTTTGCAACAGTCAACTAATAGTTTATTGTTGGAAGAAAACATTATGAGTACACTATATCTTGATGACGATATGATGCCGTATGCTGATATCTTTTTACAAGCAATCTCCAATATCGAGAAACTGGGGTATTCATTTAAACCTAATTTGTTAATACATAAATATATTGGGCGAAGTAAAAAGTTATTAGGCATAACATATTGGTATCATGATGATTCCTGTTTGGTTGAACTAAGCAAGGATAATCATGATAAAGATATTGAATTAAATACAATCTATCATGAGTTAGCACATGCCACTATTGAGTGTCATTTTAAAGGACACGGCAAAGAATTTAAGCAATTACGCAAGAAAATAATTGATGCTTATAACATTGATATTGGCGGTGCGGTATTAAAAATGGAGTAAAAATATGGCAAAGACATTTGAATTTAATGGAAAGACTTACAATTTTGCAGAAGATATTCAAGTTCCGGAAGAAGGTTTATTTGAAGCAACACTAGTCGATGAAAATAACCATCGATGTGAAATGATTTTTAGGAATGGTGTACTATTCCGATTAACTGAATTAGATTAAATTAATTGAGGGTAGCAATTATGCTACCCTCTTTTTTATTGCCGTCAAAAATTCGTCAAAAACTCTTTTTGAAATATAGTGTTTTTTGATGTTGGTTTTGCTAAAGCACGATACAAAACTTTGATTATTACAACGTATTTTGAAATTTGAAATAAATTAATAAGATATAACCTTTT